GCGGTCAAAGCGTGTGACCATGCGTCCTGTGATTGTGATTGGCATTGAGGCTTCTGTTCCAGCCTTTGTTGCACCTAGGATTTCACTTACTGTGGCATCATCTAGTGCAACTACATTCATGCCTACTACATATACCTGTCGGTCTGCAGTTCCATCTGTTGTGCGACTAATATCGCGTTGGTCAAACCAGCCTGTAAGCAATGTTCCACGCTCGTTTGTATATGTCTTTACATTCTTGATTGTACCTGTGATAGTTATCAGATTCATCATCTGTCTTACTCTCCTTAGTTAGTTGATTAGTTTACTTACTTGGCTGGCAAGCCCGCCAAAGGCGACGGGCTTGCCTGCTTTGAATGCCTATCTGACATTCAATTCTAGTGGTCGGTCACATGCTTGGCAATCGTTGAATGCTTTTGGGGTAAGCAGATTGCACCAGTGACATTGAACTTCCCTAGCGCGTTGGCGCTGGTCTTCTAGTTCCCAATATTCCTCATAGACACCGCCGTCCATGAGTTGTGCGATTGGTGGCAAGAACTCGCTACGAGTTGTCGGTTCGTCAGTGTCTAGAAACTTGACAGCGAGTTGTACCAGTTTGCAGTTGTCGTCCCATACTTCTATCATCTGTGCTCTCCTTGTAGGTGGTTTGATATATGTAACTGATGCGACCCACTCGCTTGCCGAGGGAGCATCAGATGTATCGTAGGTTAGGCAGTTGCCAGGCTCACCTAACCTATCGTCCTCATGCAGATTCCAAGCATTGTCATCTGCTTGAGCCTCTGCGGTATCTATGCAGTTTTGGCATTGCATAGGCAGGAACCCTTCCTGCTTGTCTCGTTCTATCACCATGCATTCGTAGCAGGTGTTCTGGACTGTGATGCCTATTGACTCGTTCATTTATAGAATACCTCCGTATCTACTCCACATTCCTCACAATAGAGGAAGTCACATTGGGCACAAGCCCACATTCTATTACTGTTACAGCGTGGGCAATTGCTATCTGCTGGTACTGTATGGAACTCGTTAGTTGCGTGGTTCCAAGTGCATTCGAGGCTCATGCTTGGTTCTCCAAGTGGAAGCCACTGGTAGGGCATGAGCCACCCATGAAGCATGGGCACTCTTCTTCGTCTACAAGGTTGGTCTCCCAACCCTTCTCAACGGCGAAGTCGTTGTAGCAACCTGCGCAGACATATGCCTGAGCCTTAGGTTCCCATTGTGACTGATAGGCGCAGTTGCATACTGAGCATGATGTTGATGGCATGATTACCTTTCTGTGTTAGAGAGATTCTAACTACAGAATTCAGACCAGCATAGGCTGAGACGGCTGTCAAGCCCTGCTCTTTTAAGGGCTTGATAGACTAGCAGTCTATGCTATAGCGATAGGCAACCGCAGTATATGTATTTAAACTGGGCGCAGTACCTTTAGGTTTATTTCCGCCCCAGACTGTTGTCTATCCAGCGTGACAGACTACAGTACAACTGAGTCGCAGACTAACTGTCTGTGGGTCTAAATGACCCCAGACTGTTAAATATGATTGCTAATATAGTAGTGTATCTCTACCTAAAATATTTCCGTACAGTAGTATCCCCTAGTCTGACCTGCAGTTTTGTAAATAGTTCTATAGAAAGTGTTCGTTTGACCTATTTGAACGGATTAATATATAGTAGATAGTAAAATAGTTCAGAAGTCTTTTTAGAGCCTTCTTCACTCTGTTACTATAGACTGTACTAAACTGCTACAAGGCAGGTGAATACTGTCCATAACTAGGGGGCTAGATGACGTTTGAAAAGGGGGCGACTAACCCCAAGACTGCCAAGACCAACCAAGCCAAGGAGCAGGTTCTCCTTCACGTGGCTGAGGGAATGTCGTTGGCAAAGGCGATGGAGAAGGTGGGCAGCAAGCCCGATACCGCCCGCATCTGGATATACAGAGATGCAGACTTTGCCCGTAGGCTTGAGCAAGCCAAAGAGGATGCTAAGAGCAACTCTATCAAAGCCCTTGGTATCCCCAAGGAAGATATAACATTTGCCCAGTTCTCTGAGATGTTTTTGGGGTCGAAGGTATTCCCCCACCACCAAGACTGGATTGACTTAATTGAGGGGCGCGAACCTTCGTGGCTTCACCCCGCTATGACCTATGACCCAGGCGACCAGACTCGCCTATTGATAAACGTGCCTCCTGAGCATGCCAAGTCCACTGTGGTCACGGTGAACTATTCGACCTACCGTATCGCCATCAACTCTAATGTCCGCATCATCGTGGTCTCCAAGACGTTGAACAAAGCACGCGAGTTTGTATACTCAATTAAGAATCGGTTGTCCCACCCTCGTTACGCCAAGATGCAGAATACGTTCGGTCCTGAAGGCGGCTGGAAGGGTGACGCAGACACCTGGCGTGTAGATACCGTCTACCTTGGTGGCGATGCGCGTGATTCATCTGAGAAGGACCCAACTATCCAAGCCCTAGGTATGGGTGGTCAGATTTACGGTGCTCGTGCTGACCTGATTATTTTGGACGACTGCATTACTACGGCTAACGCCCATGAGTATGAAAAGCAGATTAACTGGCTACAGAAGGAAGTTATTACCCGTCTGGGCAAAAACGGTAAACTGCTTATAGTGGGAACGCGAATCGCGCCCACAGATTTCTATAAAGAGTTAAGAGACCCGAAGTATTGGTCTAATGGCAAGACCCCCTTTACCTATATGGGTATGCCAGCAGTTCTTGAGTATAAAGATAAAGTTAAAAACTGGGTAACTCTTTGGGGTAGGTCTGACATTCCTTGGGATGGAGATGAAGATACTCCAGATGCAGATGGTTTATATCCTAAGTGGAACGGCGAAGCCCTTAATAAAAGACGCGGTGAAGTTACCGCCTCTACTTGGGCGCTTGTCTACCAGCAAGAGGATGTGACTGAGGATGCAATCTTCTCAGCACCTTTGGTGCAAGGCTGTGTCAATGGCATGCGCAAGCGTGGTCCACTAGACCCAAATAAACCTGGACATCCAGACCGAGTTAGTGGCTATACCATTATCGGCTTTGACCCAGCAATGACTGGTAACTCAGCATTCGTGGTAATTAATTATAACGCTGCTGATAGCCGTATATATGTGCTTGACTGTGTAAACATGTCAGAGCCTACACCTGCAAAAATTAGAAACACAATTGAAGAGTTGGTTATTACACACCGACCTAATGAGTTACGTGTTGAGATTAACGCACATCAGAAGGGCTATGCCCTAGATGATGATTTGCGCAACTGGCTTGCCCAGTATGGCTGTGACTTAAAGCCACACTTTACTGGTAAGAATAAATGGGACACAAATATGGGCGTAGCATCTATGTCTACGTTCTTTGGAACAATGCGTGAAGGCAAGTTCCAAAACAATAACTCAATAGAGTTCCCATCTACTGAAGGTTCTGAGGGCATGAAAGCCCTACTTCAACAGTTGATGACATGGAAGCCAAACACTAAGGGCAAGACCGACTGCGTTATGGCTTTATGGTTTGCCGTACTTAGGGCAAAAGAACTAATGCAAGCGTCTTCATTTACTAGCCGCTACAAAGAAAACCGTTGGGCTACTAAGGCGCAACTATCAAAACGTCAATCAATCAACCTAGACGCTGCCTACCAAGAGCAGTGGCAAGAACAATTCGGTTAGGAAACTATTATGCCAGCACCAATCGTAGGCGCAGCCGCAGCAGCCGCTGCTAGATTAGTTGCAAAAAAACTAGCAAGCAATGCAGCAAAAAAGTCTGCTAAATTAACGCTAAGCCAAAAGGCTGGCAAAGCAGTTGTTAGCGCAACAACTGGCAAAACATCTGCACGCAAGTATGCAGAGTCAAAAATGCGTTCTAATGCATCAAAGGCATCTGTTAGCAAAGCACTTAAAATTGCAAAAAAGTCTAAGCCATTGGCTGAACCTAAATCTGGCGTAAAAGTTCTTCCACGCAAAACTGCCCCTAAAACTGATTTATCTAATCGCGGCAATAGACCAACTCGTTCACAACGCTCAGAACGTGCTGCTGACCTTTCTTTTAAAAAAGCAGAAGCCAGATATGAAGGCGAATATCTCACCAGAATGACTGGATTAAAAGGACCTAAGGGTGTAACTTCTCAAAGAACTCGCAGTCAAGGTACACGCTCATTGCGTAAAGAAGCAGCAATTAAAAAAGAAGCAAATAAAAGTACTCCTATTCAAATTAATTCTGCTCGTTTTTTTACTAATCCTAATAGTGGAAATATATTTAGAGGAACAGATATACTAAAAAGCAATAATGCTAGAGCGCTTAAGGCTACCAATAAGCCTAAGCCAAAGAAAAAGTCTAAGTAATTTTTAATCAATCGTTAGGACAATAATGTTATCAGTTAAGCAGATTGCGGCGCGTGTTGAGTCGCTTAAACACCGCGCCCGCGAGCGCGATTCTAGACATGAAGATGTCCTAGCAGTACGTCGTGGTCAAATCTCTAGCGTCTACCCTGACTTCTTTCCAGAAGGAGTAGATGCAAACGTAGTAGCAAACTTTATTGATGTTGTTGCACGAGACCTATCTGAAGTTATGGCTCCGCTTCCAGCGATTAACTGCTCTGCAATTAACCAGGTTGAGGATAAGTCACGTAAGTTTGCTGACACTCGTACTCGTATTGCTGCAAACTATTTTATTAATTCAGATTTACAAGTGCAGATGTATACTGGTGCAGACTGGTATCTCACATTTGGTTTCGTCCCTTTCATTATTGAATTCGACGAAGAGGCAAAACTGCCGCGTGTTCGCATAGAAAACCCTGT